TTACCATTTTTTATTCATTATATTCCGATTTTTATTCATATCGGTATTACCATACATCAGCGAGAAGATACCCCTGTCATCATCCATAGCTGCTTCCAGAAAGTCATCCAGTTGTTCATCCATCCCTACCTGCTCATCCCTATCCATAACTTCTAACCAATACGACACAGCCATTGTTAAGGAGTCCAGGCGGTCATCATGTGATAGTGAACCTTTGTCTCTGCTTAGGCGTGTCAGTTGATATATCAGAGAGTAATTCTGTCCTTTATTTTCATATATTATATAATCATCTTTAATGACTGATTCTGCTACTATTAACTTGTGTCTCATCATAACAGGTTCCAGTGTATCAATAATACGAGCTTCTTTCTGCTTAGTGTTCTTTACTTCTTGAATGGAGCATGGATGTATTTTGTTCAGTATAGGCTTGAATAACTGTGTAAACATGCCATCCCCGAAGTTAGCTTCTACGACAATCTCATTTACTCCATACACTTTTGCTTTATTTGCTAACTGTGTCAGTACAGAATCAGAGTATCCTTCTGAATAACCGCCCACTTCTACTACAAAAAGATATCCATTCAGGTATTTCACAATAGAGTAAGCAGTTTCATCTGTTCCCCTACCAGATGGGTCTATAGACATAACGGTACCTGTATATTTAGCTGTCTCCTTACTTCTACCGAACTCTCTATAGAAATAATCACCTTTGACTGCTACACAAGGCAATGAGTTTAATCTGTACTCATAACTGCTTGCCCATGCCCACTTCAGTGAACTTTCATCCAAATCCACTTCTGAGACAATCAGGTCTTGTACTTTTAATGGATACTTTTCATAGTCAGACAAGTTAGTATTCAGTTTGAACTGTAAGGAAAACCCTGCCTTACCGTAGGATAATCTACGTTCTTCAATTTCTTCTTCTGGGAATCGTTTAGGATCTGTTGGCTTGCCTGCGTATAGCTCCGGATTTCTATCATACGGTTCAGCAATAAAGGGAGCTAATTTGTCTCCATAGTATTCACGTTCCTCTGGTGTTTCCGGGTATACGATAGGGAATACAAAGACACCATAGCCACGATTCTGTAATTCATTATATAGTGACATCTCATTTTGGGGAGTTCCAAGGTATATAATCTTACTACTATCCCCCGGTTTTATAATAGCATCAAATTCTTTTACATCCTCGAATAATTTGTCTCTACGGACCTGTGTACTGGAATTGTTCGGTATTTCTACGTCATCTGCAACCAATATGTCTGCACGGCTACCTGTTATCTGCCCTGTAATACCAACGGATTTTACAGAAGGAGAAATATCAGGTATAGCTAAGCCGACATCAAAAAGGTTCTGTGTATTACGTTGCCCATCTCTAGGCTTAAGATCAGACAAAAAGTCTAGTAAGTAAATGATACGCCGGATAAACACAGCATTAGCATCTGCTCTATCCTTACTGGCAGATACTATCAAGCATTTCAGCTGCGGGTTATTCCATAGACACCAAACAATATAAGCACAGGTAATAAATGACTTAGCTACACCACGAAACCCCTCTATAATGAATCGTTTCTGTGGGCATTTCATCAATAATGACGCTATGGCATATTGTATGCCTGTAGGCTTAGGGAGCGCAATCTCATCCCATAAAATGAACAGAAACTTACGAAAATCTTTCTTAGCGTCATCAATTTGTTCTTGTGTCCATTGTGTTAACAGTTAAATCATCATCCTCTCCAAAATCAGGTAATTCTTTCGTAATCTGTTTAACCAAAGGTGCTGTAGTTTCTGGTGTTGTCTTCAAATCATTGTCTTTCAAGAATTGTCTAACCTTCGCAAGAAATGCCGGATTCTTACGCTGTTCTTCATCTTCCAGCCCTTCCAGTAGTGCCTGTACTTCTTCTGTAGCTAATCGGTCAATCAATTCCTGTGGAATGTTAAAATTAGCCATATATCATCATCCTCTCTCCATACTACATACTTTTAAATCTTTGTGTGTCTTCCCAAATACAATGATTGCACTAGGGAAAGGCGCACTATTCTTACTGTCTCCGAATTTCAAGCGCCCTTTGATGAAACGAATCTCCGAGGCTTTCATGGCGTATTCATGCCACCACTTTGTGTCTGTTCGTGAAGGTACAAGGCAGACAACGGTTGTCTCTGCTTCCATAGCTTTCTTCATCCATGCTCCTATTTTTTTCCCATAGGGTGGATTCATCCAACAGACACCCTGCCAGTCTTGAGCTAGACCATCATCAAGGGGTGAAAAGAACTTAGAGCATTTTGCATTTTCAGAGGTAGCACATACATCTATATCAAAATGAAATTCATCATTCAATCTATTAAATAACTCTTGTGGTGTCTCCCACACTTCATTTTCACTGCTATATAAAACCTTATTTATTGCCATTACAATCACCTTTTAAAAATAATAAAAGGCTCCATAGGTAATTACACCCAGAGGGAGCCTTATGTGTCTATATCCCCTTCCCAGTCGATCTAGGGAATAATTTTAACGATATCTCTGTTCCTGTTTATATAGCTTTTGGGATTACATCCGAATCGGTATGGAAACAGAGGACATCTATCCAAAATACATTTCCGTACTTCTGCTGTGTCTCCACAACAACAATCTATACATTTCTCACGGATTGCCTTAGCCATTGATGGTTTCTCTATATTTTTCATACGTACTTTCATGTTTTTTCTCCTCTATCACGCCCCCAGAGCGTTTTTAGACACATATCATTGTCCTTAGGACAAATTACTCATGGACAAAAATAACTTTTCTTATTTCGCAACCAGACCAATCAGAAGACCACCTGCAACAGACCACGCCAGTTTATTTTGTCGTTCCTTCACTGCCAGTTTGTGCTTCAGGGAGTCCATTTGCTCTGTCAACGTCTTTAAAGATGTTTCTACTTCTTTTAATAAGCTCTCTGCTTTCTCTGAGCTTTTCTGTGCTAACAGCATTTGACTCTTGCAAGTCTCCAACTCGTTTCTCAGCTCTATTAACTGCTTCTTGTCCGTACTGGAGTTCTGTTCTAATATCTGCAAGTTCATCTCCAAGCTGTCTATGATCATCTTCAATTCGTTGTATTGTGATAGTGTCATTGTGATTGTCTGCTGATTTGTCTGCGGATAGGTAGTTGTAGACGCAAAAGAGACAGAAGATAGCGAGACAACCAATAATGCAGACAGCAACAATCTTTTCAGCATATTTGATTTTGTCTTCATTCATTTACAGCTCCTCATACCATTCATTCATATCAACATTAGTATCTCCAATGTATTCCTTATCACTCCACTGCCAGCCTGCTACATGCTTATCAGGATACGTCTGAGCAAACCCATTGTATCCACGATAATCTGCAATCCAGTATGGTACATAATCAGCAAGCAAGTTCGGCTGAATGGAGTTTTCCATGTAGTCTGTAAACTTCAAGGAAGACGAGTAGATACCTGCTCTGAATCCAGCTTCGTTACACTCTACGATAAAGGCCGAGCAGATTGCTGTTGTGTCTACACCTTCCTCGAAGCAATCAGTGTCTTCACAATCAAACCAGATACCTAAAGGTGGTGTAGGTAATCCAGACAAAAGCAGGAGAGCTGTCTCTGCTTCCTCTCTGGCCCTTTCCGGTGTTTGCGCATGGGAATAGACATAGACACCCCACTTCATACCATGCTCAATGCACTGTTCTACATGGTGTCTCCATGTTTCTTCTTCTGTGCATCCTTCAGATATCTTGATAACAACACCCTCGACACCTGCATCAACTACTGCATCATAATCTATGTCTTTCTGCCAATATGATACGTCAATAACTTTACTGGCCATTATTTATCATCTTCCTTTTCCACATGCTTTTCTCTAGCAATCTGAGCCAAAGCATTTCGTATAAAATTAGGGATATATTGACCATACCCCAGTTTGTCTATGTTCTCCAAGATACTCATGGTCTCTACAATCGCATAGGCCCCAATGAACATTGTGCGGATCATATGCGTATGCATAGCACTGTCCAGTAAGACACCCAGACCAATGACTAAGAACATGACAGCTTTCTTACAAAGTCCTCTCGTAGCAATGGCACTCGCAAAGGAGTGTGATTTACAAGATGCAACCATGCCAGTCAGTATGTCTAAAGACACAAGAATGACAAGGGCCTGTATCTGGTCATCCACACCCCCTACAAGTGTATTGAACGCTAACCAGAGGATAGAAAAAAGACAGCCAATCTTAACTTCTGTGGCTGTCCATAAGTTCCATATTGTGTTAATCATATTAGTTAGCGAACCTCGTTTCATTTTTCATCGTCCTTTTAGTTAGTCTGTTTCCCTACACAATTCCCATTTTCATCTATCATCCATCCCATAGAATCAATAATACTATCAATCTGCTCTTTGTACTTTGAGAACTTTTTAATTACATCATTATATTTTAGCTTTTGCAAAATAATCTGATAAGCCAAATATTTAGCCATTTGTAGCCACCCCCTCCATCAAGGCATTTACGGCATCCTCAAGAACTGAAATGCGTTCCGACAAAGATGGTGTATGTGAGGCGCTTTCTGGTACCTGTGTAGCTTCTGGAATTTTTTGTTCTTTCGGCTTCTCAATTTCTTTAATAATCCATTGTGTCCCATCCCAGATACATTGGTGTTCTTCTGGAATTTCAGGGGGCGCTAATTCTACCATGTTACATGGAATCTGCCAAGCACCACTGATAGGACTGCGGTCTGTGTTATCAAGTGTCTTAGGGCCTTCATATTCCCCTGTTAAGAGGTTAAAGGCGTATACTTGTTTCGTTTCTTCTATCATATTCTCTCTCTCCTTTAGTATTTAATTTGTGCAATCAAGCAACAGGAAGGGGGCTGTACCATATCAGAAGAGCCATAAATGCTATTACTAGTAGAGGCAGAAAAGATAAGCTGAGTATTAAAAAAGGATGGAGCTGTACCATCAGTTAATAGAGGGGCGCTTGCATTTATCTTCTGCATCGTAAACGCTCCTGAACTTTCTGTATCCGCCTGAAGATAACATAAAGTAGATAGGCTTCCCTTAATATCTGGTAATCCCATCTCTTTTGTAATGAGCGTATTTTCGCCTTGTAACACCCTACCCACCACATTAGGAACCTTTAACGTATCTACACTTTTATCATAAACGTACTTTGTCGCACTATTTGTACTCCATTCGCTATCAGATACACAAAGGTTATTATCCTGAGCAAATTTAAGTAATCGTGGATATTCACTGGCTTTTACTGTAGCCCCATTCGCCTTGATGTATCCATCATTCAGTGTAGGTTTAAGCACAATGTCACCGACACGATTTCCATCTCTTACATCATCGAGGATGAAAATGGCTGTTCCGTCTGTAATATATTGTCCTGCTTTCAAATTGAATCACTCCTTAATATCTAAGTATGGGGATGACGTTGATTGCAGGGGGCTGAACAGTAGATGATGAGCCATAGATATTACAAGAACGTGAAGCATCTAATGAAACAGTAATGCCCCCCATACTAGAACCACCGACAGCACCTTGCCCATAAGAAGGCCCTGTATTTGCACGAAAACTTCCAGCAATGTTGCTTTCTTCACCTGTCCACATCATATACCTAATAGTACCTGTAATATTAGGTAATCCTGCATTTCTTTTAGCCCCTATACTATCATCTGTATACTGCATCATACGTTCCCGATAATCAGGGAGTACAAAGGTACTACTACCATCACCCTTACCGAACAGTCCTGCGTTATTCGTTGTGTCATCCGTCCATAAATTATTAATTTCAATGAAATGCACAAGTCTAGGATAGTCTGCCCTTTGTACAGTTGCACCATTGGCTTTAATATAACCTTTAGGTAGAAACAGACTCCCACGCACACAACCAACAGGTGTCATATCTCGTACATCATCTACAATCCAAGTTACTGTACCATCACTAATTAGCAAACCCCCACTAGACACCGTAGTCATAGATGAAGGCACTGTGTCTGCTGTTGTACCTGCTGTGACACATCCCAATCTAGCCCATGAAGGGAGATAAGATGAGTACGCAATATCACCCACTTCATAGGCTTTATTACGCTTCAACATATTAAAATCCCCACCATACTCTGTAGCTATCTTAGCACTCTCTGCGGCGTTCTGCTCAGATACTTTTGCATTTCTCTCTGATGTACCTGCTTGTGTCTCAGAAGCCTTAGCGTTCGTTTCAGAGGTCTTAGCATTGCTAGCACTCGTAGCGGATGCACTGGCACTGTTAGCACTCTGGGAAGCACTATTTTTTGCATTAGTCGCCTGTGTTGTCGCTGTATTCGCTTGTGTCGTTGCAGTACTTGCGGACGTTGCGGCTTCCTGCGCTTTTGTCTTGCTATACAAGGCCCAACTACGGGAACTCTGTGTCTTCCCTGTCATACTATCTGTATCTGCCTGATTATCTGGGGAATCTGTAGACTCAGCCCACTTCTTAGCCGACTGATTAGATGTTTCAGAAGCACTGGCACTAGAAGCACTCTGGGAAGCTGATGTAGCCGCACTGGACGCACTGTTTTGCGCATTGGTCGCCTGTGTAGTCGCCTGTTCTACCAGTGCTGTATTCTGAGACACAAAGCCACCCTGTACCAATTCCATGTAGTGTTTCGTTACAGCATCTTGTGGTTCTTTTGGGTCTGCGACATTTATAACACGTGCTCCTAGAGCATTAAAATTGACTCCATCTGGATACTTAGACATGCCATTGATGATTACATAGTCCTGTGATTCTTCAATCAAGTGTAACTGCTGAACATTTTCAAGAGTCATCTGAGAAGCCTTGATGAATGAACCATCAGACCACTCTATGATCCGAGAGGAATCAGTTTGTCTGTAAATTCTGATAGGTGTATCCTTAGCAGGTGCTTCTACAAACTCTACTTCTTTATCATTCACAGTGTAGTCTGTGGGATAAGACAAAATAGTATCGTCCGTTCCCACAGCTACCTTAATAAACTGCTTACTGATATAGTCAAATCCAAAGTAGAATTTGGTAGTAGTTCCATCACCGACAAAAGATACACTAGCTTTTAAATCTTGAGCCAAAATGTATTACCACCTTTCTCCATTCATAGGAATAATATCTCTATTTTTCTTTCTTTTATTCTTTTGGATTTCCTTTGTCTTTTCAGCCTGTTCTTTCACATCATTCGTACCTGTAGCATAATCTTTCAGCATCTGTACAGGATTGTTAGTCAGTCGTTTTTCTGGACGTTTCTTAAAGTTATTCTCTACCGTCTGACCTTTATGAATATCAAGCAGACCAGACAGAACAGCCTGTGTCCCTACAAATTTGTCTATAGGGAACATGTTAGCTACAGTCTTAGCATCATCTTGATATACTTCATGGTCTTTCACAAGGTCGTGCATAGCACCCCAGACACCACCTGCACCAGACACAATGGTATTAGCAGAACCGACAGCAGGTAACTGATTGATATAATCTCCAATACCTGTTGCCTGTCCCTGTCTGTTTACAGTAGTACGCACCGTAGGAGCACCAGACACCATTTCATACAGGTCATTACCATAAGACAAGCCAGCTAACAAGGAACTTCTTGTGATACCTGCACGAGCAAAGTTATCTGCCGTCAAGGTTTCATCAAGATACTTTTGTCTTTCCTTTTCGTCCTTGTATTTGTAATTGGCAAATGCCAGTGTACGCAATGCCCATATTCCTGCACCTGCAATACCAGAGGATAACAACTGTGTCATTGCTTCCCTGTCTGGTCTTTCCAGTGCTCTAGCCAAATGTGAATCAAGAGCCATTCTGGAGAAGTTCTTAAACTGGAACAGGATAGGCCACATACCTCTTTTAGCAAAATAGTTATCGTTAGACAAGTTAGGCTGTAAGATACCTCGCTGTACTGCCTGTGATGATAAAGCTCTCATGGAGACAAAGGCTTGATAGTCATGCTCCTGCATGTCATGGATAGCCTTGAATACAGCATCTGGGTCATCATGATCTAGATTACCAAAGTACTTATTGATAGTATCCTTGAATTTGTCTGCATCACGAACACCGGCTTCTCTCATGAACCTATCAGAGAATATCTTCTTTCGTGTCTTACCCATAACAGCCCAGTCAATCAAATCAGACATAACATCAGCTTCACCCAGACTAACAGCATTGGAAGTCCATGCAGATAGCCTGTTTATCATGGAAGTCATATCAGAAGCATAGTCAGCCATAGTATTTGCCTTAGCCATTACCTTAGCTCTCAGTCCGATACGTTCTATCTGTGGTGTCGTTAAGTCCATAGGATTCAGGAAGGTATAATGAGCATAATCGCTAGCTATACGTAACTTCTTGATTTCATCTGGAGAAAGTGCAGTGTGTCTCATCCCCTGTAAAACTTTGTCTAACCCAGGAATCATATGAGTTATAGCACGACTGCCTGTGACAGACATAAGGCCCATGTTTTCGTTTATCTGGTTAAGGCCCATATTGAAGCCATTCATAGAGTATGAGATTTTATTGAGTAAGCGGACAATACCTTTCATAGGGTCTTGAGACTGTTTAGTGCCATAGCGGTACCCCATCAACTTAGAAACAACATAGTCGAACTCTTCCATGCTTTCTTCTACCTTTGAGCGATTGATAAGCCGCCTGTTTTCATTGGCACCCCGTAGTTCTCTATATATTTTTCCTCTGTAATCATCAAAGAATTTACCCATATCCGTTACACCAAAAGAACGTAAGGTAGCCTTAGCAGAACTGCGATCAGCTATCCGTTCCATAGTCTTAAAGATATCATGGTCACGTATACAGTCATCGAACGACCACAGGCCACCACCATTAGGAAGTTCTCTAGAGGAAATGGCGGATGTGTCTACAGGGAATCTTCTCTGATACTGTTCGAGCTTATTCATATGGTTAAGGTCACGGAACTCTATTTTTGAATTAGACAAATTTCTGTCTATGATACCATATGCCCAGTTGTGTGCTTCTCTATTGATAAAATCATCCAAGGTTTCAGTAGCCAATGCTTCTTCCTCTGCTTCTGTAACTTTCTTACCTGATTTACGCCTTGCTTCTATGTCGGCTTCACGTTTTGCCAAATCTTCTTTCCACATTCTTTCCAATGCACTTCTATCTGCATTCTCAATGCCATATCGTTCCAACCACTGAATAGCATCGTCAGCAGTGTCAAAGTGAGTTATGAAGTCAGCTACTTTGTCTACATCCGCATTTCTATAGAATCCTGTGTCTGGTATAATCTCATCCAGAAGTCCTGCTTTATGTAACATCCATTGTTCTTCTTTACGGAACTGTTCAGCTAACTTGACAGCTTCCTTAATTTCCTCTGGGTATCCATCTATACTCTGACCTTTCTTAATCTTTGCATCGTAGGCTTGTGTAAAGAGTTTCCCAAACTTATTTCTAACTTCCGTAGGAGTTCCAGGATTTTTATTGAAGAAAGACACATACTGACTGTACATCTGACCGAGATAATTCTGTAACTCCCTACGTGCTATTGTCTTACGTGTATTGAAGTCAAGAGTCATACCGTCAGTCAGTCTGTCAGCATTTTGTCTTGTATCACCAAGCATCTTTCTACCAAAATCTCGTAGATGATTAGACACAGAGTTTGTGAAGTGTCCATAGGTATTACCAAGGTATTTGCTATCCTGTAACTTACGTCCGATGTACTGCATCACTCTGCTCTTAAAGGATACCTGTGATTCTTGTTCCACTTCTCTCAGTGTCTTTGAACCGAACTCAGCATCTTTCTGGAAAGCTCTCTGTTCATCCGTACTTATCGGCCCTGCTTTTCTTTCTAGTTCATCAAGAGACATAGAGTGTGAAGCTACAGTCATATCCGCAAGTTCTGGTGCATCCATACCAACAGCATAGATATCGGGATGTACAATAGAGTCATGAACAGGAGACTCTGGTCTAACCCTTGTGCCATTGATAATGATATCCCCAGACTCTTTATACGTGACACCTGTTTCTTGATAAAGTATCTTCTTTAAGCTACGTCTAACATCTTCATTCGTTACCTTTTCGCCTGTATTCTTTTCTATTTGCAGACGGATGTTATTAGCCTTTTCCGAATCCGTAAGAGCTTCCATAGCGTACTTAGCCTTTTCGTCTGCACTTCTTTCACCATTCTTATACAGGAAGCCATTCCATGCTCCATCGGATAATGGAGTTTTCGTGTACTTTTCTGTAGCTTTTCTTACTTGTCTACTGATATCAGGATTGTCTCTAGCTACCTGTAGCAGGTCAGACAAAGACGCATCTTTCCCTACACCTGCCCTACGTAACAGTGTACTTGCTTTCCGTCCTACAAGGTCAGACACAGTTTTAGCCTTTTGGAGTTTCTTTGTTGTTATATCCACTGCCTTTTTCATTGCTTTACCTGTGGATACTTTTCTCCCTGTAAGTTCATCAAGGCCCTTTGCTATGTCTTCTTTAGAACGCAAAACTTCAGACACTGCTTTTTCTACAGGTGTATCATTTTGTCTCAGAGCAACATTGGTTACCAGAGATACATTATCTGCCATATCCATAGCACCTCTGACAGCCTGTTCTTCCTGTGCTTTTGTCTGAGCAATGAACCTCTGCATATTTTCACCATCGAGTTTTGCCCCAGGTATATTACGCATTGTTCTGAGCAATCTGACACCTGCACCACCTGCCGCACCCAGTAGACCAGACACAGCATAGTTAGCTTCATTAATGCCATGCCTTTCAGACAAATAGGAGTCAGCCATATTGACCAATCCTTGTGTAGCCCCAGATTCTGCTATCTGATAAACACGTTGAGCACCTATTGTCTCTAGTGTCTTCATACCTAACTTAGAACCTACTTTAGCTACCATCGAGCTTTCCCCAACAAAAGGTAAAAGGTTGAGTGGGTCGAGGAGCATTCCAAGCCCACCACCAATAATAGAATGGATACCCCAAGAAGTCTGTTCAGCTCTCTTAGCTCTATCTATGTCTTCTTTCTTTGTCTTCAGAAATGCTCTGAACTGAGCTTCATTGTCTGAGTTTAGTAGTACAGACTGTTTGGCTACCTTATTGTCACCCAGTAAGTCATCCATCAGTTTCAAGTCATCATCAGATGGTGTCCAGTTCTTCTCATACCCTATATTGACTGACTTTATCAGAGCAGAGCGAATAGCGGCTATAGTACCATTCTCATACCACATGTTCTGGAATGAATCAGACAACTTATCAAAGAAAGGCCTGTTATTGAGTTCTGAATTGTCTATCTTGTATATGTCTGGATTGATGAAAATGGGCAATACTTTTGTCTGCTGTAACATCGGTCTACTATTGGCTATAGCATTATCCATACCACCAAAAGTAGGAACTGCACTACCTGCGGCATTCGCTATGGAATTGGCATATTCTAACTGAGACGGATACTGGTCTCCATTGAACCATTCGGGAGCATCTGAGATTTCCCCAGTTTCCATAGCTCTATCCGCTACACCAGAACCACCATAATGCTCAAGAGCCATAAGGCGTACGTCCCCACCGTACCTGTCATACATCTCAGAAGTCTTAGCATACATTACAGCATCCTGTACTTCTGGTGGAGCACTGGCAGGATCTATGCCGACATACTCTGGTGCTACACTGCTTGCATACGCATCCCATGTTCCCTGACAAAACTGATAGGCACCTGTACAACCAGAACCAGACATATTAGGTTTTGTGTAGTCACCACCAGACTCTTGCCCACGTATAGCATTCATAAACTTTGCTATATCTTCTTTCTTGCTTATGATAGTTCACCACCTTTCTTATAATACGAAAAAGTTATTGCCATATACATATTCCTGTTCATCTTCCTTAGCTTTCACAGCATTTTCTACAGCTGTATTATCTTCCGTCTTCATGAACTCTTCACTAGCAGGAGCATCATATGTCTGATTACCACTCTGCTGTAAGTTTGCTCTTGCTTCAGTAACAATACCGTTATCACCCATAAGAGGATAAGACACGATACCTGCTGAACTGGAAAAAGAGATTATGGACTGACCATTGGAATTGTTAGAGCGATAAGACACAGTTACTACAGATGAGTCTACTCCAACACTCTCACAGTAATTTTTCAGCTTGCTACCGAGAACCCAGTAAAAAGCTGACCGACATGTGTCTTCATCCGTGCCACCTATATCACACAATTTAGCTACGGATTTAGGGATAGGACAACCATTGAATGCATAATATTCAGAAGACAAACGGTAATTAGTCTGCCGAATAGCTTCATCCACGGAGAACCCCTCTGCCCTGTAGATACGTGCATAATTCCTGTAGGTATCATTAAAAGCAACTGAGTTAGGCTCTGTATAGGAAAATCCCTCATAAGAACTTCCGTCAGCCAGGGAGGGTAAAGACATACCAGACACACCGTCCTGCACCGCATCTTTCATATCTTTGTCTATCTGCTCAAGCCTACTTTTGTCTCCTAATACATCTTTAACCTGAAGATACGTAGGAACACCTTGAGTAGCTACACACATGACACCTGCCTGTAAACTGGAATCAGTCACCATGTCATTGAACAGACTGGGAGAACGTAGATACAGGTCAACACATCTCTGTAATGACGGTGTAAGTTCTTGATTGTCTATCGTTAGACTGTTCAGACCTGCTGTAGCATCATACTGCAATACTTTGGAGAATGCCCCCTTGTATGCAGGATGATAAGACAAACGCATTAACTGGGACATAGCATTCGGATCATCAAAGTTTAAGTTAGTGATAGCTGAGTCTATAGCAAGAATCATCTGGTTCTCATCTATACCGAGGTCTTTCAGCTGTGAAGAAGACATAACAATACCGTTTCCCATGGCATCCTGTGTCTGACCATTCATGATAGCTGACAACTGTGCTTTAAGATTTATATTACCAACAGCCGCTTTAGTCGCCGCTTTAGCCGTTGCCAATTCTATAGCTCTCTTTTGTCTATCCTCAGCTTCTATACTCGACAACTGACCACTAACAAATCCAGAAGCTATCTGCCTATCTTCAGCATCCTCAAAGCCATCCACAATATCATACAGAGAACGTTTGTCTTTCGCTGTAGACACCTTATCATAGATATCCCGTGTCCTCTGCATCCAGTGTGCCTTATTGGATTCATTAGCAAGGTCTTTATATTTGTCTATATCAATAAAGTCACCCAGACGCTGACCACCATAGACAACAGCTTCTTTCAGCTTAGACAAAAGACCGTAGTTACCTGTGTTAGAGGCTATTGTCTTCATCATGTTATCTAATATCTGATAGTTCTTTGTTGGGTCACGTTCCTGTGTAGTAGTCAGTAGATTACCAATTTGGGAGACAAAGTTATTCTCTTCATCTTCAGACCACTTCCATCTGTTTCGTGTATTCTCAGAGACAAAAGAAGAGATAGCTTCAGAACGATTGATAGACATTTCTTCTTCTTTATCTGTGACAAACTTACTGGCTACCTTACCTGTATTCACTACCCTTGATTCATACAGGCCATTATCCATAGCATACTTATTGTTAACGTTGATGTTAGACAAATATTCCTGCACATGCTCATTGTAGAAATCATCATAGCTCTTAATCTCATCTTCCAGAGTACCTTTCAGTTTCTCTTGAGAAGCATACGCATCATATCTCTTATGAATTTCAGAAGATACTTCCTGCCCTCTCAACTGGTCTATCAAAGCAAGAGCATACGGATTGTCTTGTAGACCACCGATACCTGCTTTATTCAGAAGAGCGACACTATCAACAGTCAGACGTGTATCATGGTCTTCCTTACCATACAGGATAGGAACTACCTTTTCAGCAATATCCTTTTGTCTGGTATCATAGTCCTGCCGATATTTCTCTATAGCGTTTTGTAAGACACCTAATGACTCTGCTAACTGTGCTCCTGCTGACTGCACATCTCTTGCTCTGATATTGTTCCCCAGACGAGGTGTCAGAAGTTGTCTCTGATATGTACTCTGGGGCTGTGGTGTGAACTGTCTGGCAGTACCCACAGCATTGCTAGTATTCGTATTTGCCATCTAGTTTACCACCCCCTTGTATTTCTGTATGTATAGGTAGAAGGCAACGTACTATAGTAAGTAGGCATGTTAGGAAAAGAATATCGTGTAGGGGTATATCTAGACATATAGTTTGTATAAGTATAGCTAGTAGGAAGTCCAGAAGAATACGTAGGGATATCAAAATGGTATCGGTTAGCTGTATATGTCTCTGGATTCTTTGCTCTCCACCATGTGTCTAATTTCATACCCTGTGAAGCCGCTGACTCACTCGCATTCTGATAGGAATTGTAGATAGACAAAGCTCCGCCAGCTATCTGTCCTACAAGTCCCCAAACAGACGGCATCTTTGGAGCTTGTGACTTGATACTATTAATTTCATCAATAGCCTGTCTCTTCTCTGCTTCCTTATTCAAGTCAATTTCGTCTGACTGTCTTTCGTAGTTATCTTTGATAGAACTTTCAGTCCGCAATACATCAGCATTAGAAGCTCTCTGTAGTGCTCTGCCTGTACGGGAGTCACCACTTGTCTCTTCATTTATAGCCGCACGTACACTGGAAGTCAGTGCTAAAGACTGCTGTCTGGTTTTCATCAGACTATTCACGGCAGAATCAAAGGCATCAACACGCTGTAGTTCATAGTTCTGAAATGCATACGCTAAGTTTTTTCCTACGGCACTTGCCTGTTTAGACAAAGCTCTCACCTGTTCTTTAGCCTGATCTCTTTGAGCTTTCCATCCAGTATAGGCCTGAGCTATCATAAGCCCACCCTGAACAGCTCCCATTGCACCCATGTTCTATATCTCTCCTTTCCTTATAAATTTTTAAATCTAACTGTGTAATTAGCTTCGTATCCACCACCGATGATAGACAAAGGTAGTGGGGATGAGTTAACTACTTTTATAACAGCTTTAGTATTCAGTTTTCTTACAGGTACTCTGAATGTTCCTGTAAGCAGTGTGCTATTTCCTAACTTATAGTTTCCGACTTTTTTATTTGTCAGTTTGTATTTATATTTATTGTCTACATCAACTTCCATAAAACCAGTATCAGCATAGTCAAAGAACACGTATCTCAACATCAGCTTATAGCTGGGTATTGTTACTGTACTTCCTTGACTATCTCTCTGCTTCATGTAAATGGTAGAAAGTGTCATCTCAAAACTGTAAGGTACACCAACTATTACCTTACTTCCCATTTTGGTTACATCATCTTTTAGTATCTGATTTCCTTCATAGACAATACCATCAGACGTAACCACTACGATATCAGTATTTTTGTCTCCATACAGCTTACCGACATCTACTGTGATATACTGAATACCCTCAGAAGCTGTATCCATAGACAATGTTATCTCTTTCTTTCTATCAAGCATTACACGGTATTTCTCTGTGTCTTTAAAATCCTCAGTATTGTAACTCAGTGTCAGCTTTTCAAGATATATAGAGTTATCACTATATTTTACAGCAAGATACATAGTAGAGCCGACAAAATCAGCTCCTATTACTTCACCTTTAAATTTCCATTTAGACCATGAACTCTGCACCCTGTTGCCATTCATATACAGGTACTTATATACATATATTATATGTTTGTCATTCGTAGACATACAGAACAGTAAGTTGTCGTTCGAACTGCCCACCATCCTGTATACATCATTAGGAATGTAGTACGGTACATGAGCTGTAACATCTTCAGCGTCCTTTACATCAGTATAGTACTGTGCTACACGGTATTCCTGCACACTCGCATAGTCAGCACGTTTAGAGACAAAGTATACAGAGTTACCTGCACCAACAGGAGCTACATCTGTGTCTGAAGTAAATTCTGTGATACTGTCCAGTCTAGCATTCTTAGGAGACAGTGTACCGTCAGAAGCTAGAGCAAACTGTGTCTGACCAGAGAATACGTACAGAGAACCAGAGAAAGGTATAGCATTATATAGAATAGACACTTTGTTATTTGGTGCATTTGTATCTATCGTGTCATCATCCTGCACATCTACTACAGACTGCATCCAGAAGTTGAATAAGTTTGAAGAAGAAGACAAAATGATATTTTCACCACTTAGGAAACCAAGGCGATTTCTGTAGAAGAACAAATCATTAATCGAACTACCTATGAATGACGGTTCTTCATTACTGCCCTCATCCCCTGTCTTACGTTCTTCCCAGTCCAGAGGCTTAAATGTAAAGCTACCATCTGAATTACGGATAAGAGCATGCGGCATTGTCTTTTTGTCTATCGTGTTATCAATACCAGTCTTCACTGTTTCTACCCAGATATTTCTACTAGCTGAATATTTGACATAGTAATCATCATCAGCATTTGACTCACCACGAATCAAGACAATGTAGCCATCTGGAGCTGAAGCAGGAAGATTAGTGAATTTATTGGTGTATGATGTAATACCTATCAATGCCAGATTATTGAATGAGTCTGAAGTTTCTACCTTACTGATATTACCTTTGACACGTAACCAGGAAGAGCCTGTGTCTACAGTATATCCGGCATCACGAATCTGTGTAGCAAGCTGATCCCGAATATAGTCTGTAGCGATATTCTTTACATGAGCCGCCTGTGAACCATCTGGAGTTTCGTAGGAAGCTACCTGTTTACCATTTATAGACACCTTATACGTCCTACCATACTGCCCCTGTTTTACATTGATGAGACAGCCCTGTGTAGACATAGTATCAGCCGTTTTCGTACCAGACATACTTACTTTCTTTGTCTTATTCAGAATAAAGGTGTAGTCAGCTACCGTGATAGCTTTCAGTTGAGCATACGGATTTCCCGTGATACCAGACAAATAATCTGCATCTTCCATGGTAACTTTTAGTTCTTTACCAGACAAATCAAACACTCTGATAGTCTTTTTCGTTACATCTAAGAATACAATATATCTTTCTGTCTCATCCCTGTTGATAATATGGACATACATACTGTCATTCGTATCTGTACCACTGAAGAGTTTACCTATAGACACAGTAGGTGGCCTCTTCTGCAATCCACCTGCTTCAGTACTGTATCCATTAATCTGCTCTTCCAACTGTTCGGCGTGGCGTAACATAGGAGACTGCTGAGAAACGCCCTCTATAAAGTTGTCTATTCGTTGAGTTATATTGCTCATCGTGTCCCCACCTCAGATATAGAAGTATTATTGAATACGTTGACTTTCTGTGTGTCTAATTCATATGTCATTACATCAGCATACGCTTTAGCTAATTCAGAAGACAAAGAGCTTTCCAATTCAGCATCACCAAGGAAACGTGTGGAAAAGGCCAATGCCGCTTTTGTCGTTATATATTTACGGAAAACTTCTGGCAGTTCATCGAAAGGAATAAGTACAATGACATTACTGAAGACTATAGAAGAACTAAATTTGTCTGTGCTGTTTGTAATGCTATAAAGATACCCTCCTCTGTTCCTGTACTCTGTCGAGCCTAAACGTAGAAAATAGCTGTTCCATTTGATTTTCCCTGTGTTCGTATCTGGAAACAAAGTAACTTCTGGAATGGTATTGAAGTCCCACCCCTCCTGCTGTATCTCACGACTAACAGTCTCTAGCATCTTCTGAGCCATGACAGCATCTGTATTTTCTGAAACTTCTTCTATAGACAAAATGCCATCCTCGCCTGTAGCTGTAATAATCTCATTTATAGCATCAAGCTCAGTCAATGGAGTAAGTATCATTTGTCTCACCCACCTTTCTTACAGAAATAAATAGGGAGAGGAACCCTATGAGAACCTCTCCCACCATGATTAAGCAGAAGCAGAAATAGTACCAATGGCACACGCTTCCGGACGTAAACCGCCGTGTCCCATGGAGTATTTACCAACAACCTGATCAGCCTGATATTCGATACGACGGGCAGTTTCTACAGCAAGGTCTTTCAGTTTTACAGTACCTACAGCAGTATGATGAGCCGCAACAAATACTGTTTTGTCTTTATATGCAGACGGGAAGTCATGAGCTACACCAGACCGCAATACATGTTCACCATCAGCACCACCAATAGTAAGGTGCGGAACTTCAATGATATTAAATCCTGCCAGTTTGGTAATGTTACCATCTACAATAGTACCAACGGCACCAAAGTCACGGTTGATAGCATTCCAAGAGTTGATAAGAGCCGCTACACCCTCTGGTTTCATATAGACATAGCGTTCATCATTAGGAACATACTGATTAGAGAACTTAGCTTTCAGTTCGAGAAGCATTTGAACAATCATTTTGCCCTCAGCTTCAGTAATGCCCATGTCACCAGAAGCAAGCTGTTTTTCGATGACGATACCTTTACCAAGGCCAGTGATGTTCTCAGTATTGACAATAGCCATCTTAGCGATTTCAGCAAGGATAGCACCATCAGCAGACAAAGCAAGTGCTTCACCCATCTGTTTGGAGTATTCCTGTCGAACATCAAAATGAGACATAGCTTCATAAAGGTCAGTAATCAGCTGGTCAGAAGTAAGCAAGCCGTCAATGCCGATAACTTTTTCGTTATGCGGAATAGCTTCACGTACATCGTCCAGAGACTGACCAGGTGCCAGATAGTGAGCAGAAGCACGGCCCATTACAGGGAAGCTAGCGGACTTACCACTGGAAATAGTACGAACAATATGATTATTCACACTTTTAGAAGCTCTGTCGAATGCAGAAATAACTTCACCACTGAATACTTTAAGAAAACCTGCTAAGGAATCAGACTGTCCCTGATTAAGACCGGGCTGAGAAATATTTGTTAAAGTTGCCATATTAATTAATCAATCTCCTTTGTATTTAAAATAATTTAGAATTAATAACTTTTTGTTCTACAGCATGAGTGTATGCCTTGTCTTTGCCATATCTGGGATCAGACATAGCTTTAATCATGTCCTGTTTGGAGCTGAAACCTGTGTCTCCGCTTCCTGCCCCTGTCGAACCACTGCCCATAATGGTACTCTTCTGTGTACCTTGAACAGCAATCATGTCCGACTGGATACCAGACAACATCGTTTTGATTGCCAACACATTACCGCTATTCATCGTGTCATTCCACATCTTCTGATAGTCGGCATTCTGTGTCTTAGCAAAATTCTGTAATTTAGTGAACTGTTCTACACCACCTACGCTTTCTACAACATGATTAGCAAGCCGTTCATACTCAGCTTCCATACCGTTGATATATGCATCTACTACACTCTTAGGATATCCGGCTTTCTCCAACGCTTCCAAAGATTCTTTAGACAGCTCACCGTTATCCGTGTATTCCTTTTCAAGAACATTCCAGTCTACGCCTTTATTAGACAAATCGTTTTTAAGGTCTGTATTCGCCTGTGTCTGAGCATCAATACGTTGCTGTACATTAGCGTCTACATCCTGTCCAGTAGGCTCTGCCTGTTCTTCATTTGGAGTAGTAGAGTCATGCGTATCCCCCTGTGCTTCAATAGTAATGTTCTGACTTGTCTTAACTTCCACGTCAGTATTTTCTACAGCAGTATTATCTACATTTGTCGTTTCATCAGCCATTAGTTACGTCACCACCTTCCTTTACTGCTTGCATTGCCATTTCCTGTCCCATAGCCATTTGCTGTTCTTCTTCAATCTGTTGCTGTGTCTTAATGAGTCCCTCTGTTTCTACTCCGACACCTGTAAACAAATTGAGAAGCATAACATTCCAGTTAATCATTTCCTGCGCCCCAGGTATCTGAGAAATAAGGTTCAACACTGTAGCGTACTTTTCAAGATCATGCCCACGTCCCAGAGCTTCAAGACCAGTAGTAATAGTAGGTTCTACTGTCCCCTCTGGTAAATTGGGAACCTCGCCTGTACTCTGTAACTGATTAAGGATACGCCGTACCAAAGGTAACTGTAACTCTTGAGACAAAATAGAATACACGCCACCAAGAGTATCTTCCAGTTCAGACGCTACAGTACGGACTTCCTCAGCCGTCACACGCTCAGCGTTACGCTGTACCACAGAAGACAAAAGGAATGCAAAAGACAAACGGTTTTCTATAGCATCAGCCTGTGCCTTTGTCATATTGAAGTCGTAATATTTGTCTAGCTGTAATACTTCTACATCTTCCTTACGACCTGCAACAAAGTCACCACTAGTGGCATTCTCTAACTTCTTGACTCGTGTAACACCATTTGGATTGACAAGGAAGTAGATATTAGCCGCTATAGTTGACAGCTTGAACATTGCTTTAGACAAATTTTCCAGAGAGTTCAAGTCACCCAGATATTCCTCACAGAAAGACCTGCCGTATGATTCTCCATCCATTTTGACCATACGAATAGGAATGTAAGGTGTCTTAGCTACAGGATATGTCTGCTCACTACCTTGAATTACCTGTTCTTCAACCTCTTGATAAGACAAATAGTTCTCACCACTTCTGCATACATGTGTGTAGACACTGATAAGGTCTTCTGGTTTCTTGTCTGTCTTAATAAGGTTCTGTACAGTTTCGTCAAGTGTCGCATAAGCTACTTTGTCTAACGTAACAATCTGCACGACATTACCCAGTCCATCTCTCTGTATTACATAGTCCATCAGTTTGTACAGCTTGATACCACCCTCAGCAGGTGGCAGGAACAATAAGGCATTACCTGCAACAATCAGCTGTTTAAGACTTTCCTGTACTGTGACACGTATCTGATTGGACTCTATGTACTTCATAACTCTGTTCTCAATCATCATCAGAGCTTGTTCAACCTGTGCTTTTGTGTCTTCCTGCCCATTATTCATATACTCAGCCAATACTTCATCAGACATACCTAATCTGAAAAAAGGTGAGTTAGGCGGCATTAAAGCAAGAATCAACTTAGAAGCAAGATTGTTGACACCTCTGGCCCCTACCGATTGATAAGGTGTCTCATATTTCGTTGACTTATCATCATTTTCTTTTGGGAATAATGCAGGAATAGTAACTTTTGCACAGTCCACAGCACGATCCACATACGGCTGTCTGTCTGACTTCAAGCGTTCATATGTCTTCTTTGCACCTTGCTCCTGCATTTCCTGTATAGTAATATCAGCCATCTTAGATATTCAGCCCTGTGTAGCCACCACTATTACCGCCAGAACTAGAGTCTTTAGCAATGAGAAGACCTGCTTTACCTTTTTTCTTTTTCTTCCCATTGGAATCAAGTGTAGTATTCTCAGTGCCTAATACAGGTGCTTCTGGAGCCTGTGCCTGTGTACTGGCCTGTATCTGTGCGCCTGTCACATCTGGTGTCTGTACCTTGACCGTCTGTGAACCGCCACCACCAACACCAAGAACCTTCCCGACAACTTTAAATGGTGCAGACACTACTTTCTTGATAGCTCTGCCAATTCCACCACTCATTAATTAATCATTCTCCTTTCCCGTCAATACTGTTTTCTAAATAATTAATAAGGGAACATACACCATCCATAAAACCAAGCTGATATTCAGCAGAAAATTTCTTGTTAGCATTAAGGAAGTAGTTAGGTGTAAATGTCTCCCGTAAATTTGTGATTAATTGTGTAGACACAAGAAGTCTCAGTTCCTCGTTGTTATCCATCAGAACTATCACAATCCTTTCTGAGACAAACATAAGTGGGGTACTCCTCAGAATACCCCTTAATCTTCTTATAGCTATTATTCGAACCGAGGAAAGCACCTGCAAACACCAAGTCACAGTTGTTCTCCCTACACATATCTTTAAGGAACTGGGCCGCAATCCTGCCAAATCCTGCATAATCATCAGACATACTCAAGACAAAGACTTCTTCTACTGCCCTTACCATGTAACCCCACCAAACAAAATCTGGATTGATGTTAAAGGCGACAACGCCGACAAGAGTACCTTTATAGTAGAAGTAAGCAAGATTGCCATACCTGTTCAGTTCAGTTACCATTCTGAATACTCTGTCTTTGTCTGATAAAGGCTCAATAACCTTGTGTCCCTTACGTAGCTTCCACAAACGTTCGTATACTTTATAGACAAGCTCTGTGTCTTGACTACCATAAGAAACTATGAAACTGGTTCCCAGAGCTTTATACTCCCTGTCTTCCAATCATAATCACCTGCCTTATGCAAGATGTATGCCAACCTTGCGTTCTTCAATGCTTCCTGTTCGTTACCTTGATATGCCCTCAGCACAGTGCTCCACGTATAACCGAGTTCATCCAGAATACGCTTAGACTTCACTTCACCAAAACCAGGAGCACCTTTATAGTTATCTGTGGTATCTCCCAGAATAGTTTGATATAAATGGAATTTGTCTGCATCTTCCTCAGATGTCTGAAAATATTTATCTCTCATGAAATCGTAGAACTTCCCAGGAATCGAACGAAAATCTTTGTCTCCAGATATAAGGATATAGTCGCCATCTACTTCCTGTGTCAGAAGTCCTGCACAATCATCAGCTTCCAGATGTGGCTCCATGTAACATACATAGTTATCAAGTATCCATTCACGCATCGGATTGAAGCATACAGGTCTGCGCTTGCCTTTCCTGTTGGCTTTATAGTCTGCAAAAATTTCTACGTTACGGAAATTGTCGTGTGCCTTATCGGTGAGACACATGAACAGCTTATAGTCTCCATCATACTTATAGTGATTCAAAACCTTTTCTGTCAGATCCGTAACAAAGTTATCGTAGTAGACACAGGCTTCTCTCATATCACAGTGCAGAGTCCATATGTCATTACTCCAATGCACGGCTTTCTCACTTTCTAACAGGGAGACAAAGAGCAACATGTCAGCATCAAAAATAAGGTTCATCATGAGAAAGAACAACTCTTTTCAGTGCATCTATCGCAATTCATGAAATCCTTATCAAAAATCTCTGGTGCTGACTTTGCTAACAGTTTCTGAATCTGTTCTGCCATTTGTCTATGTTCCTTCTGCGCTCTCTTGCACATACGCTTAGGCAGATACTCATACCATGCTCTGAAATTTCCTGTGATAAGGAATTTGTACTCAGCGGCTTTAGGAAGCAAGTAAGCGGCATCTTCTTTATTCTTACAGCCATCTTCTACAGCATACTTATAATCAGCCATATGCTCTATCAGCAGACTATCAAGAAAGTCGATACCAGTCGTATGTAATTGTGTAAGTTCGCATCCCCTAGAACTCTGTACTGTAAAGGAAAAATGTCTGTGTCTGGTCAGTTGTAGCAACACAGAAATAGAGCACTGAATCTCAAACGTTGCTGAGCAATGTTCAAGTACAGACAAATGCCCTGCTTGAATAGCTTTCTTTACCGTCTTTTCTCCTACAGGGCGCTGATAGCACTCTCCCATAGCCCGCTGAATTAACTGAATATAGTTAGGTGTAATAGCAATTAGTTCTACTTTAGGCAACATACATACCCCCTTTTATTTTATTTCTCTCTGTATATTGATATAACCTCAATATCCTCAGCAAACGGATGTACTACATCTTCTATCTGGTCATATGCTTCTTCTTCTGAATCAGCTTCAATAAGAACATACTCATCTAATTTATATTTCACATGAGCACAATATTTCATTATCCTTTATCCTCCTTAGCAATCAGTTCAGCATATTTTAAAAGTGTTTTGAATCGAGATATAATTTTTCCTTTGTTCTTTTCCGCTTCTTCTTCTGTACGAAAACAATTTCCAATAGCTTTATTCAATTCATCACTAAAAATATATTCATAAAATGTACTTTTATAAGGTTTCTCTATAGATAGCAAGATGGAATAGTAAAACTCGCCATCTTTAGGTACAAAAGGAATCTTTTTTGCTAAACGCTGTATAGCTAACTGTAAGCCCACTTCGATATTAAAAGCATCATCATGATGACATTTTGAAATCCCTTTATTACCTTTGTTGTCCTTCACAACAATTTTTCCATTTTCATGAATAGACACATCTGTAAGGTATACCCCTTTGGGTAAAAGCTCTTTCTCATATTTATTAGAAACAGAATTAAGATAAGATTGAAACTCTTTACTATCTATTAGATCTACGTCAAACTTAGGTGTCTTTTTGGTAAGCTGAATGCTATTATATAGTTTTAAAGTTTTTAAATCAAACTTTGGATCCTTACTGTCATCAAAAAACCACAATTTAAAAAATTTGTCATCCGATACAACCAGTACACTTTTATCCTGCGTGTCGATAATGGTAATTGTCCCTTTCATTTTAGTACTTCCATTCCAAATTACTTCCATACCAATCTTTGCTTCTTCAAATTTCATACTGCATGTCTCCTTTTCTGTTAATGGCAATCATACCAGTTATGACCAATAATACCCTCTGTATCCAACTGACATTTAAAGTTATAATATTTCTGTGTGTCTCTCATAGCTTCCTGTGCTTCACGAACAACAATCTCAGCAATGTCTTTATTACGACACGCTATCTGTTGTTCATCATGCACCCATGCCATGAGCTGAAAATCTTTTCCATGGTCTAACCCCAGGTTCAATAAGCGTTCTTCAGTTCGTACAATCCAGTATTTACAGACAATAGCACCTGCTGACTGTAATAGTAGATTAAGGGCACTATGGATAGACCGAGTATACAATAAGCGACCATCAAGGCCCTTCAAATATCGTGTCTTCCATTTCCTTTGTCTAAGTCCTACATCGTATTCAGACAAAAGATTTTTTACATAACTCTGTAATTTCTTGATAGCAGGAGTTTCCTTTAAGAACTTCTTCCGTAGTTCTGCTCCATGCTCTGCTGTACCACCTACAATCTGTCCAATCTTTGCATCACCTGCACCATATAAAAAGCCATATATAAACGTCTTCGCCATATTTCTCTCTGGCAATCCTGCTGCTATCTGGTTTTTCGTATGAATATCACCATTAACACATTCATTAGCATATTCACCGTTATCAAATGGATACAGGTAGTGAGATAGACACCGCAATTCCAGACCACAAGCATCTATACCCGCTTGATACCATCCCTTAGGAACGGTAAACAATTCTCTGCATTCCTTACCGTACTCTGTACCAACATGTGGTACTTGAGCAATGTTAGGTTTGCTGTGTGTAGCTCTCCCAGTAATAGCTCCATTGGGATTTACATGACCATGAATTTTTCCATCTTCACCAACCAATTTAAGCCACCCATTCTTACCATCAATCAGCTGTCCGAGACGTTTAGTCAGTAAGAAGTTTGTCTGGAATAACTCAGCCAACTTACGGACTTCTTCTGGTGCTTCTGTGTCTTTAGCTACAAGTTTGAAAGTTTCTTCATTCAGCTGTATCTTACCGTCTTCATTGTGCATATCTGGATTGCTGAATGGATACTTATAGTAGTCTTTCATGATCCATAGCACCTGCTGTCTACTGTTGGGATTGAACTCTTTATAACGCTGAATTGGTACACCTGCTTTATGTCCCATCTTTGCATTGTCTCTTTTTGGTATGAAAACTTTGTCTGGGATACGGGGAACCATATCAGACAACTGCTTAATCACCTCAATCTGCTTACTCTGCAATGTAGACATAAGCTCTAAAGCCTTTTCCTTATCGAACGTGAAGCCATTGTTCTCCATCCTTACCATCAACCACTGAGCCTTATGTTCCAAAGACAAAGCCTGTTCCGTAGTAGTTTTCTTACTGCATTTCTTATACAGAGCTTCTGTTACAACAACGTCTTGTTCATTATAGTCCAACATTTCTGGAGTGAAAATTGCCCAGGCATCTTCTGTCTCACAGTAAGTACCTTTAAGTACTCCCAGACGATATCCATATGCTTTTAGAGAGTGTGAACCATACAAGCGTTTTGGTAAGACACCTATCCTTGTCAGTTTGTTATCAATATAGTTGACTTCAGAGAACACAAGACGTGCATAGACAAGAGTATCTACAACTTTGTCTTTCTGGATGGTAAACCATGGGTACAGCTTCTTAATGGCAGGTAAATCAAATGCAATTACATTGTGACCACATATTGTTTCGCCTGCCATCAGCTTCCTTATGCCATCCTCTATGTTCTCTGGAGTATATCGGTACATTGTGTCTGTAGAAGTATCTTTGATACACATGCAATGTATCTTAGTCAAGTCTTCTAACAGTCCGTCCGTTTCAATATCAAAAAACAGCATAATCTACACCCCAGTCACATATACATTTTTACTTCATCCATCTTCTCTTTGATTTTGTTTTGCTCTTCTTCAAGTTTGACCAGTGAATAATTCAGCTTATTCAGTATAGACTGACCGTACTTAATGCGTTTCATCTGACATTTGTACGCCTGTCTTCGATTAAACTCTTCTAACTTCATAAGAAATTTGAGTATGAACATCATGTCTCCTTTCCCCATTGTTCAGCCATCGCTCTTGCAATACCAGGAAATGTCTTACTTCTTACAGAGGCCCTTTCAGCAGGAGACAAAGACAAAGCATCAAAATACCATTTGGGCTGACGCTTCTTTACTCCTTTCTTACTCACGAACTCTACAAATTCTCCATGACTCACAATATCAGTAGGCTGTAGTTTTGGTAAACCTTTCAACCATAGGCATGTACTTTTACTCGCCTTGTCTCCAAACATCCACGGATGAATAATCTGATCCGGCTTCTTTGGTAAACCATACTTCTGAGCTATGTCTGGAAACCATTTGTTGATATAGTCACCACTCATTATTCCAATAGGATTTTCTATTGCTACCTTAGTACAATCAGTGACACTTAAAAAATGGCAGAAAAAAAGAACGGCTTCTCTTTGCCGTCCATCTTCACGCTTCCTCTTAAAATGTCTAGCTCCACTCACTGCCCAAATGTGTGCATGGTGGAAATGCTATAATCATGTCCCATCTCTCTCTCTAACATAGGTATAACATCATGCTGTAAATGCCATTCTGGATGACCACCACTGCACGGGAGAATATCGCATGAATACGCTTCATGCCCCAGTTTTCTAAACTCCGTTGTAACTCTCTGTGATTCTTCACATGCTACTAGTATTTTCATATGTAATATCTCTTCATCGCTTCTTTTTGTCGTGCTGTAGAAAAACTATCAATACGTTTTAAATAGCCTATAACTCGTGTCGCATATCCCACATTGGTGGAACCACATTTAGTACAGTGATTTTCCGTATTAACATTAATGTATCCACAGTCATCACAAATCGTCATAAGACAATTAAACGTCCAATAACTAACACCTTTTTTACCTGCAAGACACATCAGTTTGTATGCCTGTTTCTTAGTCAGTAACTGAGCCAGATTGAGATGACACGCCGCACCACCATCAAGGAATGCTGTAGTACGTGTACCATGCATATCGAGCTTATCAATAATGCTGTACTCACTGATTTCTACAGGGAAGAAATAGGAATTGTAGCAATCTCTGGGAACTACTAAACCATCTTCCTTATCCCATTTAGCATTTTTCACACCCAAGTTTTCAGCAGGAACAAACTCAGTATTATACTTCACTTTATACTTCTGCCCATCTTCTTTGTTCAGCAAGTAGATAGTCTTCAGCGTGTCTTTATAAAACTCTATGTCTGGTTTACCATGCAGGAACTCAGACGCTTCCAACATCCCATTAATACCAACAGTGAGAAACTGCTTATCTATATTGATAAATCCTGCTGTATATGCCGGTAACAGTCCGCTGTTCATATAGTCAACAATGACAGCCCTGTGAGCCAGAAGATACTTATGCACACGGGAAACCACATCAGACACAGTGTCTTTTTTCTGCTGTACTAACCTGTTCATGTTCAGCGTTATTACCTGCACAGAACCTGTAGAGACACCACCTGCACCAAGTGTATAACTAAACGTGTTATCAGAAAGTTCATTTCGTAATCTGCAACAGGAAGCAAGTGAGTCAACACTTTTGGATTCATAGACAAAGAAGCTCAGTCCTTTAGCCATTTCTTCAGCGCACATCTCAGCAAACTCTGTGTCTACTGGCGTACCCTCATCATCAATCAGCATAGAAGCTGTCAGAACAGGATATGTAAGCAGTTCTTTCTCTCTTTCTTTACGGAACCACTCCATGAAAAGATACTGCAAGGCACGGAATGAACCATCATACTGCACCTGTGAACCATCTGGGAAATGGAATGTACCAAACAGGTGTTCAAAATAATGTCTATCCAATACAGAGATGTTCCAGAACACCGACTGATTACCACGGGCAGAAGCAGGTTGATTCAAGGCATATACAACACCTTGTAATGACTGCTCTATGTCTTTCTTGTTAGTAGTAAGATAGTCAGCACCATATGTCTTCTTAGCAAAATAGTCAAAGTACAGCAGGAACTCTACTGTAGCCACTGCACCTGCAAAACCAGATGCAACTTGATAGACAAGGTTTACGAATGATCCACAGAAGCTGTGTAAGTTCTTCGGTGCTTTACTCGTGCCACCCAGTGGTTTTGTGCCATTAAGCAGGAATGGAAACAGAGTAATAGAAGCACAGTATGGTCTCAAGGATGTTTCATCATGGATATAAATAATGTGACTTTCTATGTCCTTGATATACTGTGCTCCCATTCCAGGAAACATGCTTTCTAACTTCTGCTTTACAATCTCCCTGTTAATCTGTATCGTTTCTGGTTTGTACAACTCTGCTTCCAAAATGCCGATATTCTTTGTGTCTACATTAGCATTGCTGTCTACCAAAGAACCATCAGCACTGTTAGAAGCATCAGCGTACTTCTTAATATAATCAATCTTCCCTTTAATCTGTTCGGGAGTTAAATTCAGAATCATCTACCTTAGTAAGACTCCTTTCTACAAAATCTGCGACATCCTTAATGTATATCACGGATTCTTTTTTATCTTTGTACACGCCATCATGCCCCAGATGATATGCCTCAATATAGGGATAAATAGTACCTACCTCAGCAGGTTCATCACATTTCATATTGAAATATACTTTTGGATATCTCTTCACAAATGACGGATATATAGACAAAATGGCATCACAATACGGACAACCTTTAATAACATGTACTGTAAAAATCATCAAACCACCTACCTAAACTTATAATTCTGGACTTCAAAGAAAAGCTGATTAGTAGTTGGTGAGTCCAGTCCACCAAAATCTGCTTTATAGCATCCTACCTTTATCCATCGGCAGTACTGAGAAGCGATAAAGAGATCCATAGCATCCCATGCTCCCATATAGATACCAACGTCAGCAAACTCAGACACAGGTTTCAGTACTTTGTCTGCAAATTCTTCAAAATCCATGCCATTACGATTACCACCCATAAAGACAATAGCTGTAACGTCATCCTTATATTTCTTCACAATAAACAAAATTTCATCTACAGTCTTCATTGGTGTGTTCAGATTAGTGTCCCACAGGAAATCACTGTGACAACCTTTACAATGACACTCACAATTCCCTATATTAAAATACAGAGTAATCTCATCTGGAATCTCTGTAAGTGTTACTCCATAATCATGAACGGGAACTTTAAAACTCTGCTTCATCATCTGTCTCTCTCCTTTTTTCTTTAGCTTCTAGTCTATCTGTCTTCTTACTGTACTCTAGGTATCCTGCCACTCCAGTATCACCACTGAACCGATTCTTCAGTACTCGTACCTTAATCGTGTTCCTCATGTCCTCATCCTCGTCCTGTTGATTTCTCTCCAGTCCGATTACTATATCAGATAGTTGTGAAATAGCATGGGAACCTCTCAGCTGAGACAAAGATGTTATACCACCCTCCTCATGAGGCTTCTGTGATGTATCTGGTCTTCTCAAGTGAGAAATGACTAGCATACCCACGCCAGTTTCTTCTACTATGCTCCTCATCTGTGTCATGAGATAATCTATGAGTTTCCGCTCATTGTCTCCCTCAAGACCCGAAATAGCTATAGACACATGGTCTAGGACTATAAAATCACATTCCTCAGACACAGCAAGATAACGTATTTTGTTAAGTAAGTTGTCTCCATCCAAGGAACCAAAGTGATTGTATAGAACATATCGTCCTGTACCTAGTGTCTCTTCAAATGCTTTATGGTACTCTTCTTCAGATATTGCGTGTCTGTTCAAGTGCAGTCTGTTGCCTGTGTGTATAGACATAAGGCCGATTGCTGTTCTTCTGATATTTTCTTCCAACATCATACAGCCTATCTTCAGCCCTTGATTGACACCAAGTTCATACATAAGTTGTCTGACAAATGTAGTCTTGCCAACGCCTGTACCTGCTGTAATGACTACCAGTTCACCTTTACGCATCCCCAGAGTCATATCATTCAAAGGGATATCCCACGGATAACTGTAACCTTTTGTGTCTTCCTCACTGTCTACGATATCCCATAATTCAGCACCGTTAACAATACCATCCGGCCTATATGGTTTTGCGTTCCAAATCGCATTTATTACCGCTTGACCTTTACCATCGAGAAGACACTCGTTTGGGTCTTTCATCGGCAGATTTGCTACCTTGATACCTTTGAGAAGACCTGCACACTCCTTTACAGCTTTCCTGCCAGGTTCATCCATATCAAACATCAAGATGACCTCATCGAACTGTGCAAGCCATTCCATGTTATGCGTAATTACTTTTTTAGCAGACACAACACCTGTTGGGATAGACACAACGGGATATTTGTTCCCCTGTAGCTGTGAGACAGTGAGACAATCAATTTCACCCTCAGTGATAACTAACTTCCCTCTGCCAGAAAACAGCTCCTGCCCAAAAAACCTTTTAGAAATCTTTCCGATTGTCTCAAACGTCTTGTCTGGATAGCGTACTTTCTGACCTATCAGCTCCCCTGTGTCGTCATAATAGCAAGCTACGTGAACAGGCTTTCCGTTGTGATATCCTGTATAATAGTGATACTTCTCGCATGTACTAGACATAATGCCACGCTTCTTCAGTGGTGAGAAAGACAAAGAGTTTATGTTAATCAATTTACTTTCACGCACTAAAGTATTTCTGACTGTCTGACATGAGAAGCAGTATGTGTGTCCATCGCTGTACTCAGTCAAAGCATCATGAGAACCACAGTCTGGACACGGTAAATGTGTTTTGATAGGAACATTATCATTAGTCATAGTAATCTTCTTTTAATATGTCTGGATATTTCAGTTTGATATTCCTCAACGCATCATCCAGAGCCAGTTTCTGCACTCTAGTCATTGCGTCATTACTTGTGGAATCAACTAAGATATGTACTCCATACTCACTATCAGCCAGTTCGTACCCTGCGACCGCTTCGATATTACGAATGGTGTGGATTGTACCATCTTTAGTAATAATCATGTGATATGGAGCAGTAAAGTCACCCTTAGTTCTCCTAATCTCTTTAAGCAGTCCAGGGACAGACAGGCCATTTAAATCATGCCAATAGACACGTACAAACTCTGTGTCTTCTCTGTCTCTAAACTTTAATAACATTATGTATCCTTTCTCTTTTTTAATAATAAACCGTCTGTATCCTTAGGCTTCTCTTTCAGCCAACTGTCTGGTATGGAGTCGCCTATGTGATACTTGAAACCATGTTCCTTACACCATGTGCTACACTTCTTCCCTAGACTGTGCAATGTCTGATCAGAACGAAAGACAAAGCGGATATCTAAGTTGGGATAGAGCTTCTTGATACGTAGCATCTTTCCCCTAGCCGCTGAGTCCAGAGAACCTCTGTAGTATGTTTTCCTGCCTACATGAGCATAACCACCCTCACCATCTTTTGCTTCGATGATAATGCCGTTAGGTAGCACAAAATCTGGTGTATATGTGTGCTCCACTGTATACTTCAGTGAATACTGCTCATATGCAAAAGAGACACCTTTATCTCTCAGATTCTGTAAAAGTGTCTCTTCGTACTTTGAGCGTGTACCATGCTTATTTTTTAATGTATGTTTTCCACCTGTTCTTATCAGAAGTCCACCTCATCTTCCTGTGTAACTTCTTCTGCCTGTCCCTCTGGACGTTTCTTGAACTCGAATTCGTCCGAACCGTCTGTACTATATTTGACAAGGTTAGTTACCATCATGCTTTGCAAATACAAGCGTACACCCCACTTCTTAGCAGAGTCATAGAAGAACTTGCAATTACAAGCTACTTCCACATCAGAGCCATTACCAATAAGAACATCTTCTGGAATGAGTTCGCCGTATTCGTTATAGATAGGAATGACCTTAGGCACCTGCTTGCCTGTGGCTTTTTCGACATAGTAATGTTTGGTCTTTACCTTTACTGTCTTTCTTCCTGTACTTTCATCAATCTTGATAGGCAGTGTGATTTCTCCATCACAACGTTTGTCTGCAAACTGCTCTGTCTTGCACTTGTTAGTGAAGTAATCAATCATGCGCTGAAGATTTTCTTCCGGCATCTCAATCTGTACAGAGTATCCTACTGGAGTTCCCTGATACGTTTCTGGTTTGCGGACTTTTGCCCAAAATGCTTTACCTTTGATTTTCATTTGCTATCTCTCCTTTTTCTGTTTGTAGAACCGAATCCACCAGTTCTTACTTTTTTCTTCTGAGTTGTTGGGATTTCATTCCTCTTCTCTCTTGATAGTGGGACAATTAAAGAAAATTCCCACTTTGCACTACAAAATGGCACCATCTGTGCTATCCGAGTCCCACTTTTGATAAAAACGGTATTTTTAGACAAATTATCTAATATCAGACAAATTTCACCTTTATAGTCTGAATCTACCAAGCCTACTGCATTAGACAGACGTAAGGGAGTATGCAGTCCTATGCTAGACCGTAGCATGATATGCACCTGCATTCCCTCCGGGATATCAAGAGAGAAGCCTAAAGGCACTAGCGTACCCCGCCCCACGCTCTTGAATGGCGGAATGTAAGTATCTTCTGGTATTACTAAGTCTGCTCCTGCTGATCCCTGTGTCTGAATTTGTGGCATCACTGTCGTTTCTCTAAGTTTATTAAAGCCTATCTTGTGTATCATAATGTAATTTCCTTTCCCTGTTCTACTTCCTCTAACCACTGTTCATATCGCTGTATCTTATCCATTTCTTTCTGAATGTCATCTTTATGGCCGAGGCGTAATCTATATTTCAAAATGTTACCTTTCAGAAAACCTACGAACTCTTCATGTGTGAACATCTTCTGCATTACCAAGATTGGCTCTAAGACACTTGTTTTGTAGTGGGAGTCATGGTAGCAATCTACATCTTCATATGGTTCTAACTTAACACTTTCAACATAGATACTACCTTCATCTTCTAACCCACAGATACATACTTCATAGACTGACATTTGTGAGTAAGGTTTACCAATAATTTTAGCAACCAAACCGTTATATTTAGAAAAACGATTGGTTTCCGGTATTTCTCGAATAACTACATAATCTCCTACTTCATACATTTTTCTTCTCCTGCTCCTTTCCAGTATTCCTTAGGAATACTACTAACTAACTACTAAGATAATAACTAAGAAAGTAACTAAGGAATACTAAGTATACCTAAGGTATTCCTTCCCCTTCCTCTTAATAGTGGGACAATAAGTTAGTAGTTTATATGTGGGACAATTAAAAAGGTAGAAGTAGTAGTCTTGACTTTTGTCTAAAACTATGCTTCTACCCTATGCGCTCTTCTGTACAACTATTTGTTGTTAGTGGAATACGAATTTACTAGACAAAATGGAGTTGATATCAAGAGTGCCTTTTGGTGGCAGTTCGATATCTATATGTCTACCTAATAATTCTTCAGCATGAACCTTGAAATCTTTAAGTGGCTCATTTTCGCTGTATAATTTTACCATCTGTTGTCTGATAACTTTTCTCAATTCTTCCGCTTCACCTAGTGATGTTCCGAAAGAATCATGCACTGTTGTGAAATTATATACATCTTCACAGGCATTTACCGACATCATTAAGTGTGTAGCATCAAGGGAGTGGATAAAGTTAGGTGCTACACCAGACACCTGCTTCTTTTTGTCTGTATCTTCCCCCTCTTTTGGCTCTGTCACGTAGATACGATATCTGACACTAGCACCACCAAAACGTAGTCTGAAGCATTCTGTATGCAGGTCTAAGTACATCTGTTGAATGGGAAGACCTAATGGAGTTATCCACTCTACAGGCATATTTTCACTTGCTAGCTCATTAGCTAGTGATTTAAGGAATGACATGCCCTGTGTAGCTGAGACAACAGTTGTCTGTACTGCATCCCACACTTTACTAGCCATGTATCTAGCGGCTCTAAAATCTCCGACACCTGTAAAGTACGGATTGTCTTTAGTGGTGTCTTCAAAAATCTGGTCTCCAAAACCATACTGGCCGGATCCGTAAGCCAGTGTCATGACGGGCCGTTTGCATACTTTCCGTGTAATGCTGTGAGCTAGCCAGGCTTCTGCTATAGGTTTTGTTCCCGGCAGTGTATTTCCTTTTTTGTCTTTCTCTTCCAGAGCTCCATTATGAGAATCATTCTCTACTGCTATTATTACCTTATTAGCAACTTCTTGATAGATATCGCTAGGTTTATCATGGTCAATAAGGTTGACGGCAGAGCCACCTACTGGATCCCTCAGCAGAGCTGAGTAGTGCTGAAGACCAGAGCATGTACCGTCATAAGCTATGACACAATGACACTCAAATCCTATCAGAGAGCCGTTGTGTGCAGACATATAGGCTAAGGCATTGACATACTCTCTGCACCATGCAAGGAACTGAAAAGGTTTGTCCTGCTCCTGCCACCATGTATATCCCAGTGGGTCGTCTACACTAGATACGATATTATCTTTATTTTCCTGTACCCACTTTACACGTTCTTCAAGGGGTATTTTGTCATGACCAGCTAGGCCAGCACCGTGTATCATGAGCCATTGCAGAGAGTCTTCACTAGACACAGCCTTAGGACTAGCATACTCCAGGAGACCTTTTGTCATGTCATCACCTTGTGGATTGAGACCAGTCGGAATCGGATATATACGTCCTCTAAAATCAATGTTCATCGGGAAGTATATTGTCTCAAACCTGCTGAAGTCTTTTGCTAATTTGTATACCATTGTACAACGCAATGCTTTACCTTGTCTCTGGTTTTCCTTGTGTATCAGAGACACTATCTTTTTCTTGTGTTCCTTGAATAATACTTGCAATTCCTCAGACTTCTCTATTTCCTCGTCCTTGTAAGGAAAAGCAGGAAGTTTGTCATATGGTTTCAGCTGTGGTATTCCTGCCACGTCTCCACCTCTCTCCATGATGATACCTATTACATCGAGAGTGTAGCTATTTACATGATAGGCAGTGTTCTGAATCCTGTTGACTGCACTATACACAGGTGTCAAATCGAGTTCATTCAAACGTGCTAGGTATCTCTTAAGTGTCTGAGTACCTTTCATGTACGGATGATGTCTCATAAATCTTGTCTGTACTGCTAATGCTCCATAGTAACCACCGTCAAATATGCCTGTCCATGGTTTTGGTGGTATGATAGTTGGCACTAGTTTCACAGTCCTAGCCATCAAACTTTCTTCTGACTTCGTGACTGCTTGCATAAAGATATCACTAGGCTGTATTTCAAGCAGACCTTTTTCGCCTGTCATAGCTATGTAGAAATAATCTGTAGACTCTGTGAGTAAAGATATCAGCTCCATTCCTAGTGCTGTTAGTTCTGCTTTTTGGAATTTAGGGAAGACAAAATTATTTCCTTGATAGGCACGTAAGACAAAATTTTTCTTATAACTTCTGCCTACACGCTTATTTATTTCTTTATTGTACCTAGTTTCTGCCTTGTCTGCTGTAGACATAAATGCATACAGTTCTACTTCATCTTGTAATTCTACTCCTATAACACTAGCTATCTGATTGCAATTCTTTCTGTTGGTAGCTATGTTATTTACTACTACCTTTATCGTTTCCAATGCTAGCGTATTTACGAAAACATCCAGATCACTGCTATAATACTCCATGAACTTTTTGAGAACGCTATAATATTTGGGCTTTACACCTTTTTTTCCCTGTTCTACATCTCTCAGTTTCGTATAGATATTTTTTGTGAACGGAACTATGATATGTTTTAAAATTCCTTTTCCTATGGTACTTCTTGAATAATTTCCGTCCTGCTTGTCTTGATTTAATTTAGCTAGAAATGAGTCTTCTGCCAGTCCTTTATACATCTTTTCCACTTCTAATTGCTGTTCTAACGTATACATGTACATACCGCCTTTCTTGTTTAGGGACAATTCTTCTTTCTCTTAATAGTGGGACAATAAGTAGAACATTCGTTTGGTTCACTAGGATATAAAAATAGCGTGTACTTAGAGTGCCTTAATTTTTCTAAGTACACGCTACGTTATTCTTCAGATATTTAGTTTATCTATGTATCCACATAGCATACATAGCAGACACAGCAGAATGAAATATGTATAACCTGTTATCTTCTCTTTTGTACTCATATCTATTTATCTTCCTTTCTCATCGGACAAATTAAGAATGCATCACCATTTTCTGTATAACCGTATGCAACACAGCTATTTTTTGTATGTAAATTCAGTTTGTCCAGGCCATAAAATTTGAAAACTTTGTCAACTAAGCAAGTCTTGAAAATTGAATCCCCTATTGCGATTATGTCCGCTTCTTTTTCTTTTTTCGTCGATAGACAAGCAAGCCGTGCTTTTACGTCCTTGTATTCAACACTTGCATTGGCTTTATCATTACCTACACTCTTTAAAATATTGTCTACATTTAGTTTTTCCTTTTCTGTTGCTAATAAATCAGTAGGAAATGTATCATCTCTAAACGTGCACAATACATAAGCATCGGTCCAGACTAGGCCATATTTTTCCGATCTGTGTACCTTTGTTAAGCAAGGTCTTTTAGCCTTCTTACACTCTTTCTGTATGAATTTAAACCGATTGCCTACAGGCTTGCTACATGTGTGTACATAAATATCATCGGTGCATAGTTTTTGGATTTTTTCTACTTTTTCTTTTTCAGTCATATCGAGTGCTAATACTTTTAAAATTTCCTGTGCTAACATATGTATCATCCTTTCTGGTTACATGTGATAAGTCACTAGTGGACTTAATCGAATACCTTAGTTATCTAAGGTACTCTGTTAAATTCACTCTTGAAAATAAGGACAAACAGCTAATGCGAAAATGATATCTAGTTCTGTATCTGTACACGTTATGTCTAAAATGTCGTCTTTATACTCATCTAACAGGATATACATACATTCTTCTGGCGTCCTGCCGTCTAACTTACTTATGTGAAAAACCCAGTTTCCTGTAGTTGTTTCATTCCGGCCAGTATCGTATATTTTTCTTGCTAATTCTTTATTAGTCATTGTTTTGCACCACTTTCTTATGAATTTTATTAGCTACTAGGCATAGATTAGATATACCAATGTCATGATAACTACCCCCTATATAAGGCCATTATTTGCAAAACTATAATATGTATCCCCAATAACTACATGATCGAGTACAGGAATTTCTAATATTTCTCCTGCCTTTACAATTCCGTTTGTTACTTCTATATCATTTTTGGAAGGTGTAGCATCCCCAGAAGGATGATTATGAAATAAAATTACACTGCATCCGTTGTGCAATAAGGCTACTTGAAAAACTTCTCTTGCTTTAGCCATGGTAGCGTTCAATGTTCCTTTTGTTAGTACGTGACTAGCTATTAAATTGTTATGCACATCAAGTACTAATACTCCAAAATTTTCTACAGAACTTTTATTTATCCTAAGAACGTTAGCTAAAAAAATTGCAACGTTTTGGGGACTAGACATATCTCTGCTAATGTTATAGTTGTGGCTTTCTTCCTTAACTATTTCAACGTGATAAAAGCTAATACGTGCCATACGAATCATCCTTTCTACCTAACTGCCTAAAGGCTTCTAGTGGCCTTTATCGAGTTCCCTAAATATTTAGGGAACCCTGTAAAATCCACTAACCTAAAATTTTTCTGAGTTCTTCTGTAGACACTTTAATATTTCCAAAAGGACGATATCCTGCAACTACTGCCGTATCCATGTCTAACATAAATACATCAGCATTCCACCCATAGATGCCACACGTATAGAAGGAAGCTTCTGGCAGTTGGTTGTGTAAGTCACACAGTGCTGAATAGCTTGCATTGTAAATAGTTGTAAAGTTCTGGCGTACCCATTTTGCGGTAACTCTTCTTTTTGTTGTCATAGTAATTACTCACCTTTCTTGATTACATGTGATAAGTCGCTAGTGGACTTAATCGAATGCCTTACAGGTGTAAGACACTCTGTTAAGCTCATTAGTCTTTTTCAAGAATGCATTTGACTTGATAATATGTTGATAAATAGCAAGTCAACATATTTACTAATTCATCAGTCACAAACGGACTATTTTCATCACCTAAAAAGTCAAATGAGACAATTCCATAAATATCATCGTATGTGAAGTAATATTCATCATATGAATATTCACTATCGTATTGAACTGCTTCTAATGCCTGTGCAGGTGTTTCAAAAAAGGCATTCAACACACCTGCTGTGTTGTAGTGAATCACTCTGCTATTCTGCTGAGTTCGTTCACAATAAATGTTCCAATACGCAACTTTTTCATTTTCAGACAAATTACATACAAGGTCATAAAAGTAATCCATAATTTCTTCTTTTGTAACTTCTCTCATATTTGTCAGTCCTTTCTTCACAAATACATACTTGTGAGTACAGTTTTGATTATGTGAGTCCGTGTACTCACTTCTTTTGTTGTCTGTATCATATCACACATGTGAAGCCATGTCAATACATTTTTCAAAAAATTTGTAATAACATGTGAAGCATGATATAATACAGGTAGAAAGGCAGGTGCATAGTATGATAGAGAAGCCTAAAGAAGTACGTATAAATGTAAGGTTAGAGAAAGACACAAGAGACAAGTTTCAAAAGATATGCAAAAGTAAAGCCATCAACAGTAGTGAGTTAATCAGGCAATGGATAGAAAAATACATACAACAAAACACAGACACAGAGTGATAAAAAAGGGAGAACCAAAAGTATATACAATTGGTTCTCCCTTTTGATATAATAGAGTGAAGAAAGGCAGGTGCAGTATATGTATATTGCAGTAGGTGAAGGAATGGACAACGCTGTGAAGCAGAGTAAACCACAAGTACAGCAGCATAAACAGTTAGTTGTAGTTAATCACAGTAATTCTATGGATCATGGTAAATATCAAAATGCTATAAACTACTACCTGGTAATTGCTATAGTAATCGTGTGCATTCTTTTGGCTATATTCTACGTATTTCATAGCAGGAAATAGTTATCACGAGATACTCCATGAGATACTCCATGTAAATCATAAAGACAGATATTTTTCTGAGGGTATCTCAATTTGTAATATGAGTATCCATTCATATATCCTAATAGTTGACTGAATCAACTAATGAAAAATATAGGTATACCCCCTATAGGTATACTAAAAATATACAAAAGTAAGACAACGGTTCCGTGTGTATCATAATTAAAAACTCTGTATAGACACCTGTACACCTTGTATCCCTGTTTTCATCGTGTTTATCGAGTGACATATAGTCTTTCTTTTGTCTTATATTATTTTATTTTATATAAATTATATTTTATTTGTATTTTATTTTATATTATATTGTTGACCAGGGGATACCGGGGGAAAATCTGTGTGGATCTGAATCAATCTAGTATCACAAATTTTTCTCCAATTTTCATCTGGAATACCGAGTAACCTTGTGTTATCCTAGCTGTAGAGGGATAACTAAAAGTATCTAGGGAAGAAAGGTGATATATGAGTAAAAGAAGAGAAAAAGGAACAGGGTCTATAACAAGGACTCCAAACGGAAAATTCAAGGGAGTTATAAGTATAGCCAATGGAAAACGTATCAGCAAGACATGTGATACACGCCAGGAAGTTGAACAGTTCTTCAATAAGGTACGAGGGTCAGACATAAAGTACTACACCCCCACTACCGTAGAGGAATACTGGGAACACTTTATCGAACTAAAGGAAAATGTGTATCGTGAATCTACCCTGAATGGTATCAAGCTATTCTACAAGAAGCATGTAGTAGGTAGTAAGATAGCTAAGACAAAGTTTTACGACCTGACTACACAGGATATCAACAGGTATTTCCTAGGTCTGGCTTCCCATGGCTACGCTACTTCTACCCTATCAAGATGGAGAAAGAACTTCAAAGCTATACTGGAAACCGCGGTATACGAGGGATACCTTGAGAGCAATCCTATGTCTAACAGAGGGGCTATAAGAAGCATCAAGGGAAAACCCAGGAGACACATACGAACATTCACAAGTGAAGAAGTAGGTAAGCTGTTGGATAAGGAAACTTTGTCTACCCTACTCCCTTTAGTCTACCAGATATACATAGTAATCAGTATGATAACGGGAGCACGACCGCAGGAAGTCCTAGCACTTACTAAAGAAGACGTGACAGAAAACTGTGTGATCTTCAACAAATCACTGGGCTTCCGAGGGAAACTACAGGACGCTATGAAGACACAGGATAGTAGTTACAGGGTAGTACCGATAGACAAAGAGCAGTATGGTAAGTGGTTAGTAAGTAGTATAAAAAAGCTCCCAAAGGATAATATCTTCTATTCCTTCAAGAGCCAGTATGGTTATATGAGTGTCGATAATGTAAATGTACGATTCAAAAAGTATACTCATGCCGTACTAGGAAGAGAACATCACCTGTACGACATGAGACATACTTTCGCTACCCTACTCATAACCGAGAAACATGTAGACGTTATGAGAGTGAGTAAGTTAATGGGTCATAGCAGTATTGAAACTACTCTGAAATACTACACACACTCTACAGACAATCGAGTAACATGGAGTTACCCGTGAGACACAAAAGTGCTAATGTAGTTGC